GTTACAGTTGTTCCTGAATTAGAAACTAACGTTGCAATAACTTTATCATCTGCATAGACTTGTGTACTTCCACCAATTGCCTCAGTTGTAATCTCTTGTGCACCCTCTAATCGTTTAGGTGTGGCAAAGGTCCAAGACCCATCTTCTGCTTGACTTGCAAGCGCATAATGTACATTTGTTAAACCAAATGTGACTTTGTTACTCATTTAAAATACCTCCTGTTTGATTTCATATATTCTGTTAACTGAACTGTCTTCATTGACAAACTCAGACAATAATTCAAATTCATATCCCATAAAATATAGGGACACTTCTAATCTTTCCTCAAGAACTAAATCCTTCTTCTTCGTAATCAGGCTCACTTGAAATGTCACAAGCTTTGAGATAACTTGATCATCTGCATGGACAAGAGATCGATTACTTAAGACTTGATAAATAATATAGTTAGGATCAGTTTCTAAACCGACTCTAGTGCCATAGGAAACTTTGCCTGGTAATACTGAATCTAGCGTATTAAACAAAGTCTCTAACTTATCTTTCATTAAGTATCACCTTTTTCAATAATCGATTTGATGTCTTCTAACATTTTTGGTGTAAGTAAATCAAATGCTGGACGCATAAAAGGTCTTGGCCCTACATATTTGCCACTTCGGTGTGTAAAACCAAATTCAAGTAGGTGAGTTAGGCCGCCTTTTTGATTTGAGAATATTGAAATGGTTTTATTGATTCCACTGCCTTTAGGCTCTGCAACAAAAGAGTCGGCAAATGGCTTTGAATGACCACTTCTTGGTGCATGTGCATTAATATATTTAATAATATCATTCGCTGTTTCATCTAATCTTTTTTCTAGGCTTTTTTTGATATCTTCTGTATACGCTTCAACAAGCCCTAATATCTCACTGCCTAAATCATCAAGTGTAGCCAATGATATCACTCTTCCTAATCTTAGACTTGCTTAAATATAGTTCTATAAACTGTCCAATCTGATAGGTTCTTTCTATCTTGTAAATGTCTCCTGCAACAGAGGCATATTGACTCTGGTCATACAAGAAACTTTGAATCTTTAATGCCATATCAATTTTTATATCAGAGCGTTTGCTTTCATAATATTCACTTGAGCGAATAGAAAAGTTAATGCCCACAACTTCCTTTAAACTTTGAAGTTGATAAATTGATGAGCCTATCGAGTTTTGAACTAAGTCTAGGGTAAGTAATACAAGTTTTATATTGGGTGAATTAGGATACATCTTCTGAAATCCCCTTAGTTAATGCAATCTGTCCGACCAACATATCAAATGTTTTCGGTAGTTCTTTTGCACTCCCATCATTCTTAAATCCAAAGAATGTCTTCACATAAATTATGATTATGGTAGAAACCATTGGATTTGTTTCATCATTGATATAAGTCGGATCAATCCCACAACTCATCAGGTATGCTTTACAACTACTAATGTGAGTCGATAACTCATGATCAGCAAATGATTCTGATAAGGGTATGAGTAGTGCTTTTTTTACAATATCTAGTATAGCCATGGAATCAATCCTTCCTTATAATCTTTAATCAGCTTTAGCTATTAAGCTGCTGCTTTCTTTTTAATGCGTAAGAATCCGTTATATCCAACAACATTACCACCTGTAAATACAGATGCTTTATAACTGATGATTCCATCTTTGAATTTGTAATCTGTTGATTTTCCGATTTCAACTGGTGAGAATACTGGTACTTCATAATTCTTTAATGCGCCATATGCAATACCATACTCACCTGCAGCGGTATTTGTATTTGAGATGGCTTTACAATGTGAATTAATGATATAAGGAATACCATCAATGGTTTTATTGACATAATCAATTGTATGAACTTTACGACCTTCTTGAGTTTTAAGTCCTGCAAAAGCACGTAAGTCATTCTTATTTAAAATTAGTACTGCTCCGCCTTCAACTTCTTCATCTCCGCCATATGCAAAGACAATATCATCAAGAGTTGAATCTGTGATTGCTTCAATCTCAAGTGGGGTTGTATCAGCTAAAGCTACAGCTGCATCACTAAAGATACCAGTGAATGTATTAGTGGTTCCTGCGCCTCTTAAGATTTGTTCACTAATTTTCTTTTTAAGTGAGATGTTAATGTTACGTAACACTTCTGCTTGATAAGGTATTGAAGGTAGTTTTTCTAACTCTTCAGTAATCTCTGTATAAGCAGTAATCTTTACTTTTGAAATAGTTAAGTAACCAAATGTAGATTCAGTTGTTGAGTAAGCTCCGCCTTCACTAGTCGTTCCTGCAATACCATTGCTTTTAACAAATGATTTTTTATAGGTTTCTCCACCATTTAAGTTAATAACATTGACTCTATCAACTAAAGTTGAAACTTGTCTAAATGGTAATGGATCTAATCCTGAAGCCGTGTGATCTGGTAATAAAATCTCTTCACTCGATACTTGAATGACTCGACTTTCTTTTAAGTTTGTAGCTCTAAGTTCAAGCTTCTCTTTATCTAACTTGTTTTTCTTTTCAATTACAATTGGTTTCATTTCTGTTTTACTCGCAATTGCCATTTTCTTATCAATAACACTACGCTCTTCTTGAAGTTCTGTGGTTTCAGTTTCTAGAGCTTCAAGTTGTTTAATATCTTTTTCATCACCTGCAAGTCCTCTGATTTCAGTCAACCTTGATTCGATTTCTTTTCGTCTTAATTCTAAGTTCATCATTTTCTCCTTTAGATTTGTGATTTAATTTTGATACGTTTTTTTATTAATTTTGATTGCTCTTCTTGCTCTACCATATCCATAGCCTTTAGTTCTAACTCCATAGATTCTAAAGAACGAGCATATATAGAAGTTGAATCATATGCCGGCGTATCCACAACCGACACATCATGCAACCTTTCTATCTTTGTTATAGTTCGCTTAGGCACTTTACCTTCACGGTTCCATACTTGTTCATCTACTGTAAAAGCAAAACTCATTTTATCAAGCAATCCACTTCTAACCATTTTATAAATGTCTTGGTTGGTATGTGTATCCAATAACTCAGCCCTTACCTTAAGACCGATACCATCAACTGTTAGTGATAAAGATTTATTCCTAGTTCTAGCGAGAATTAAAAATGAGTCCATATGATTATATTTCATAGGAACATCTTTCATTTTTGTTTCAGATAAGGCTCTTGAATCAATCTCTTCAACAAAGCCATATGTTTCATCACCTATCAAGGTTTCATTATTAAAGACTAAAGCATAGCCTTCTAAAATCATCTTGTCCTCTTCTTCATGAAGTGTGACATTAGCCAGTCTAGTTTCCTTTATCATTTTTTCTGGTCTCCACTTTCTTTGGTTTTGGTCTTGATTTTTTTTGGTATTCGTATTCTAACTCAGAGTCTTTATAGCTAAGCTCATCTAGTTTCTCTTTCTTACAATATTCATCAATGATAATTGTCTTTTTCTTTTGTGTTTCTAAAATTGACTTTAATGCATCTTCTGATATCTTTCCATTAATTGTTATCTTCATTTATTTCTTCCTCCTTAGTACCTACTTGATATTGGTTTGCTTTATCTGCATCAACAAAGTTTAATGATTGAAGGCGTTTATGTCCACCTTCGATTGGCTCTAGACCTAATAGTGCTCTTGATTCATTTAAAGACATTATCCCTAAGCTCATTAGTTTTTCTATGGCATTGACTTTTGTATTCCATGAAGCGTATTGAAGTCTTTCACTATAAAAGACAATTTGTTCTCCACGTTCTAACTGGTTATCAGTTAATAAGCCTAAAGAAAAAGCCTCGCTTAATTGAATAGCAAGAGGCTCTATGGTTGACTCATAAAATGAGTTATATTCATCTTCTGTATATTGACTGGTAAATATTGGGACTGATACCCCAAAGTAATCCGTTATTTTACTTTGTAAAAACTCTAAGGTGTCTTTATCAATTAGTTTAGGGTCGACATCAAGTGGTATATATTCACTCTTTAGATCAATAGGGATAATGGAACTCCCCTTTGCACTAATTGAGTCTGATAAAGCACTATCAAATAAGTCGCGCTGTTTCTTCTTATCAGTTTCTGATAACATACCATTCATCTTTACAATCCCTTTGATCTGCATTGAGGACTTAACAGCATTATCGATTCCCTGGAGTAAACTATCATTAATCGATATGGTTTTAAGGATTGCTTCATGATCTCCACTTGATCCAGATCCACCAAAGATATCATTTTGTCCGTAATGCCTTCTTAAGTGAATTACATTATCATAAGGTAAGATATAAGACTCACCATCTTCAAACATAAACTTAATGAAATAGTTATCCACACTATCAACAATCATTTCAACAGTAACAGGCCTTAAGGGATAAACACCTTTTAACTTACCAGTTTGTCTATCAAACTTTGGATAGATAAATGCATTATCATTTAATAAAAGCAGGGTAATGATTGCACTGCTACGAAAAAGTGATACACATGCCCCCCCTTTGGAGCTAAAAGTAATAAGCGTATTTCACTTCTTTAAATCATTATAGCATTATCAATTATTTAATTAAATAGACTTTCATTATTTAA